AATAAAAACTCAACGGATCTTCTCGTACCTTTGGATCTGAAAAGATATCCCGCGTTCAATATCAAATTCCTATAATACTGATAATTTAATTCAGTTGGTGTTAGTCCTCGAGCATAACCAGGAAACGTAATTGTGTTCGTATCTCCAAAAATGGAATCTAAAAAATTCTCATTTGTTATTGGAGAAATGTTTGGTTCCCATCCTAAAGTGTCTGCTAAGTTTTTTAATAATAATGAAGGGATATCATTATTACCTATATTATAGTTTACCGATGTCATGTTTGCCATACCATCAATAAACTTCTTTATCTCATCGAAACTTCTACCATAAATTTGTAATATCTTCTCAACTTTTCTGTCTCTTGTATCAAATTCTTTGAATGACTCTTGTGTTAAAAATCTTGATAATAAATCTGTTTTGTATATGTCGAAATCAACGGCAATCTTGTTAATTTGTTCAAGATATAAATCGAATGACGGAGTTCTGATATCTAGATTCCATGGTCCATCCAACGGCCATGTAACTGTACTTACACTTGTAGTAAATTGACCATTTTCATTTTCAGATGGTATTTGAAAAACAGCAGTATATGGTGGTTCAACTAATCTATTCAATAAAAACTTTTCAACCTCATCAAACACTTCCGCGAAAACTTGATCAACAACCAAGTCATTAGGTCTAATTTGATAGTTACTTGAAACAGTACTTGCGGTAGTTCCAAACGGTGCTCCTGATACGAAAAATTCTATTTGTCCCGAAGATAAACTGTCGGATGGAGTAAATGAATTCACCCTGTAAATGTCAGGCTCGTTATTTGCATCTAAAACCGCAATACAATAGTCCAAATATGTTTGGTTCATATTCCTGAGTGGAGATGTAACTATCTCTCTCGCAACTATATTTGTTGCCGCAGATATAGAATAATCTATATCAAACGGGTTAACTAATCTTTCAACATTAACAGTGAAGAAAGTTTCATTATTAATACTATCATAAAAAATGTTCTCAGCAGTGAATCCAGTTGTTGATTGTAAATTTACATATCTAACATCCAAAGCGGCAGGGAACTGATTAATTATTCTTGTTATCGAAACCTCTAATCTTTTAGTAAGTGACCCGTACATTGAGAAGTTACTAACTTCACTTAAATCCAAATTTGGATAGACCCTAAACTCTTTTGCAAAAATAATTCTACTTTGAGCAATTTGATCAACATCCATATCCTCCAAACTTATTGGTTGGTTCAGAGAATGCTCCGATATTGAAATCCCTATTAACCTTTTCAGTTATAGCAGTAGTAAACTCAAAGTTGCCCTGCGTAAGACCACCCCCATCGGTAAGTTGTAAACCTACGATGTTATCTGAAAAAGTATTGGTTCCAGATCCTGGTCTTGGTGGGTAAAAATATTTTTCTACTGCTGCCATTAGCTAATAATCGTGTTAAAGTTTTTACTGAAATCGATATTATCACCTCTATTCTGTCTAACTTCATACAGAAGGTCATTAAACTGATCTCTAATTTCAAACAGGTTGTACTGTCTGTATATGTTATTATCCGAGTCGTAGATAGTGTAGATACCGTCATCAATAGACTTAGTCTGATTACCGTAAAGAGCTATCGCAAGTGATGATACATCATATTCAACCATTTCAATATCAATCGTTAATGGATTGAAGAAAGTGTTTGATAAGATAATATCTTGGTCTGGTTGACCAATATATGGTGTTGCATTTGGTTTAGTTGTCGGTGAAGATGATGGTGATAATGTTAAAAACATTAAGTTTGAATTACTATCAACATATCTGTATCGAATAGACTTTTGTTGTGTGTTAACTTGGTTTGTAACCACGGGTTCACAATAAAAATTCGATGTTACAATTCTGAAAAAGTTTGGAATTTTAGTTCCATCGTTATTCAAATATTCTATTCTGAATCCAACTAATCCTTGTGGCGTAAATTTATTTCGATATTCTTGAGGGATTAATGTCAAATCCAATATTATTCCTCTTACGTTTGGTAATGCACTTAAAACACCACAATCTATGATTGCAGTTCTGATTTGTGCGGGTCTGATCAACATCGTGTAAATCCCAAGAGCGTTAAACTCTGTTGCCGGCAATGTAAGATTGTATAGTCCACCTAAAATTTCAACAGGTGATCCTCCAATATCTTGATTACTGAAATATGGTCTTAGTAATGTTTTAGCGTCTAATTTTCTAAGTACAAAATTGTTTGTAACGTCTCTTGACGGAGTGTAGTTCAATATGATCTCCATATCGTCAGGTGAAACGTCAGCTGGTCTGATTGTACCGTATGATGCTATAGCCATGTGTTAATTTATTTTCTATAAATAGTTTATCTGTTTATTTGGTTTCAACATTAAAGAATCCGTAGCCATAATTTATTAAGTCTCCGACATTATCCACCTCCCCTAATCTTTGAATTCTTTCGTATGCAGAATTTTTACCTCTTTCGATGTATAAATTTGTTACAATTTCAGCCTGAAATACACTCTTTTGTAATGCAGAGTTTTTTGTAATTGGAACTGCAGTTGTGTTTTCCTCAGTAAATCCAGAACTACCAACAAAATAAAGTGTCTCTCCATTATTGTAATCATAATAGTCCATGTTTGAAATAGTATACGCTGTGTATATTGGAGATATGTCATTAATAACTCCAAACACTTCGTTGTTCTTAATAACAGGAGCACCAACGATGAACTTTTGTGGTCCGTATTGTGCTAACTCATTCAATCTTGACTGTGTCAGTCCCGAAACAGTATAGGGTACTGTAACATAACCAGAAGATATTTGATCTTGAACATTATTTTCAGCATCTCCTGAAAATATAAAATCATAACTTACTGGTGTAGCAGACCAACTACCAGTATTCGGTGTGAAATAGGCAGTTCCATTTGGATTAGTTATTGTTGCCAATCTATATGGTGTAACAATTTCTTTTTGAACCTTGTTTGTTCCCCATGGATTTGTCTGTGTTAATGTAATTGTATAGGCACTTACTGTTACAGGATATCTATGTGATATTGATGCTGGTGATAACTGATTGAACGAATTAGTAGGTGACCCATCCCCCCAATCAATCGTATATGTAGACAACTCAAGGAATTTCTTGAATTCATCTGAGGTATTATAAACGTAATAGGTATAGGTATCTGCAGTACTTGCTGAAAAGATAAAATTAGTTACAACATCTTTTTGTATAACCGCTCCATCAAATGGCGAATAGTATCCACAATCCAAAGCCGACTCGGTGATTAGTATTGGAATTGTCAATCCTGTTAAAAGAGACGTTCCTCCAGTATTTCCCGACAAAACTTGAGTCATCGCAGAATAAACACCCACAGGTGTTCCTGAATAATAAACCGTAAATAGATCTCCCTGAATTACTTCGGGTGATATCTTATATGAATAATCTGCTGCCATTATGGGTTAATATATTCGTACCATTTTATGGGAACTGTCCCCCCAACTCTATCGTTAGGATTAATTATATCATATACCTTATAAGAATGTGTTAAATAATCCATATCAACCCTATAATAGAAATAGTCTGAACTTGAAAATACAAATTTATTACCTTGTATTGTCGATTGTGGTCGATTCATCATTCTAACGAATTGTCCTGTTTTTCCGTCAAAGAATTTCGCGGTCATATAGAAGGTACTGATATCCAAAAAGTTTCTTTTCTTCAACCAATAAATAAAAAACCCTTCTTTATCTCCAACGTAATCAAGAATGAATTGCGGCTTTCTAATTTGAACGTCTGTGTTCTGCATTTTGGTTGCCATTCTCAACCCTTGTTGAGTTGGTAATATAATTGTTATGTAATTTTCTTGTTCTGACTCAATAGGACTATCATAAAGATCCAATTTGAAAAAAGAATTTCTGAAAGAGTTGGCATAATAATATACTTCTTGTGTTGTAAATCCTTGTGCTCTATAATCTATTTTCCAATTGGATGAATTAGATAACGAACCTCCTTCATAAAAATAAAACTCATAATTAATTTCAGATTTATTATCATAGTCAGCATGAAAAAACCTATTAACCTCAAAATCTTTATCAGTTGTTATTAACTCATTTAGAATACTATTCTCGTATTCCTTTATCTCAGAATCAACGTCCAAATACTCCCAATCTAAATTGATAGGTATATTAATTCGATTACTAGTGAACCCTGAAAATAATATTTGTTTACTCACATTCATCTACTATTGGTTTAACTACTATTGTACCTGTGTTTATACTGAATCCACTCAACGGACCAAATTTAGGACCCTCCACTCCAGCTTCAATGTCACCATCAGGAATAAGTCTAAAGAACCCATTAATGTAAGGATAGTGTGAAAAGTTCAAGAACGGATAGTCGACACCATTTAAGTTTTCATCAACGAACCCATATGAATAAAGATCTCTCCACATGAATCGTTTATAATTATTTGAGTAATATGCCCAAGACGGAACATTATCGACATTGGCTAAATCACCATTCTCAATATAACTCGAGAAAACTCTTATTACCATACCAATGTGCGGTTGATAATAATATCCACTTGGGTTATTCGTAGGGGTACTTGAGCTTTTGAATACGTCTTGATTATACCTTATCTTTTGATAATAAGGTGAAATGATTCTTTCTGTCTGTGTAAAATTATTCCATTCACAAAAGTCACCAGACATCGTATCACCGGACTTGTAATCCAAATTATAATAAAATTGTTCAGTGCTACCACTCGTTTGAGTATAAGAACTTACAGGTATATTTGAATTCGATTTAATATTGTTATCCTCCCAATATTTGTTATTGAGCGATAAAATATTGAATTGCCAACCTTGTTTAGTTCCGACTCCTTGGAACGGTTTGTTGAAGTATCCCGAATATCCTTTATTAATAATCGTTAAGAATATTTCATTCAAAGGTCTCTTTTGATTATCCAATATATTATTAATATCCAAGTCATAATTGGTTGTAAAGCTGTAAGTTGTTGAGGCATTTTTTTGTGATATCCTCGAAATATTATTAGGCGTTAAAGATGAGAATTCAAACTTTTTATTATTAGAAAATGGAACCTCTTCAAATCCAGCCTTTGTAACTACTAAATCATTCACGTTGGTTAAAACTTTATGCGTTTTAACGTAGTAACTTGACATTGTCTCTGCCGAATTAGTAACATCAATAATTTTTTTGAAGGTTCCAACTTTATTGTTCGTAAAGGTGTTACCTGTATATCCAATATTGTATAAGTTGAACACGTATAAGTCCGATCCGAAAGTACCATTACCTAAACTATTAACTTGGAAAACTGTTTGAGTTCCATAAGAAAAATTAAGTTGGACATACTCACCAGGTAACAAATTGTGTTCAGAAATACATTCAAATGAAATATAGTTTGTACCGTCAAATTTTAAATTTTTAACAACAAAGGGAATTCCGTCTTGAGCAACCCAATTTATTTCATCCACCCCATCAGTCCAATACATTGGTTCGGTGTAATTATTCTCAAATGGATAAGTTAAATAATACGTCCAATTATACGTGTAAGCACTTTTACTAACATAACTTAAATGTTGATCTGTAATGTTTGGTCTATAAAATTCATATTCATAATACTGCGGAAACCCTTTCCATATACCACTAACCACTGATTTTTCTGCATCTGCATAAGATAAATGATTAAGGAACGGGAGATATTCTGTTGTACCTGTGAAGGCGTTGTTATAAATCGGACTAACTTTAAACGTGGGTCTAAATGTTGTAGACTCTTGCCTTTCTTTATCAAATTGAACCGCAAGATTGACCGAAGCAATTCTATCATATTCAGTTATTTCATTAGATTTACTATCAACAGATACGGGTACCTGTTGGTCAACCGATGGTGCCGACTTAAATCTTAGATTACTTGGTATAATTGTTGTTCCGTTCATTATTCGTTAACATATTTTTTTACAAATCTGTTCATAGCACTCTTTCCTTTACCTAATCCAAAATAGAATTGATAAGGTAAACCAACTGTGAAATATGTGTTGATATTAACAGGATCATAACTTGGTGAATCTGATGTATTTTTATCTCCCTCGAATTGGTATGACTCCGCAGTCGTTCCAGGTTGATAAAGAACATTGCTTCTGTTATAGATATACCCTTTCATGAAATCTGCTCTAGGATTTTCTCCCATAAAATAATTTGAAGTTACATCAGTTCTATTAAACTTCTGATATAGATTAGACTTAATGGATGATGTTCTCCAATCATTATATTGAGTACCAAACACAGTATTACTATCTCTTGTTGTCCAACTATAAAACGGTATTTCTTGTGTTTTTATAGGTAAATAATCATAGACCGCAGCGTTATATGGAACTTGGTCATTTCTTATAAGTCTTCTTGGTGAAACTAAATCTCTCGTTTGTGTATCAGAAGAGAAGAATACTCCAATAACAGGTTCTCCCGATCTATCAGACCCTAAGAAGAATGGATTGTTTGTTGACGATCCAGATTGTGCAGTATATGCTTCGAAATTAAATTGTTGAACTCCTAATTCAGAGTTAATTGATATCATCTGAGCATAATCACCATCAAATTTTTCTTTAGGTCTTGTGAAGAATGCGTTAACCGATCCATCTCCCAATCCAATTAATTTTTGTAAAAACGTTGAGTTAAGTTGTCTCGACACTATAAACAAATTTAAAAGGTCTGAAGGGTCTTGGAAAGTTGTTGTGGGTATCTTGTTTACATTATACCCATAAAAATCAGCATTCAAACTTATTTCTTGAGTGAACGCATCTCTCGGTCCCATATCCATTATTGTGGTTGGGAATAGAATTTCTCTTTCGTTTCTTCTCTGTCTTGCAGTTGAGTGTTGTTTACCAATGAAAGAGTTTCCGTTATATGGTGACGATCTATAATAGAAATTGTTAGTTTTCTCGTGTAATAAAATAGTGTCTTTACAGAATTCATTATATGGTCCGTTTGGATCTACAGGGTCAAGTGGTGACTTAAAAAATCTCAAATTTCTGAATGGAAAATGATATAAACTTCCGTTTATCCAATTATTCGAAAATGAATGTCGAAAGACATTTCTACACGCTGCAAAGTTAATTCTAGTTCTTGCCTTGTATTCACTTAATTGTTTAAAATCATTTGGAAGAGATAAGATTGGAGTCTTTACGAAAACGTAACAACCTCCTTTAATAGTTACTTTATTATAACACTTATCTGTTTTTGGTTTAATACCGAAGTTTTCTGAATTTCCTGAATAACAATTATATGGAACCAATCCCTGACAACCAAAAGTCGACGTTAATTGATCTTCAAACTCATTACCAAAATCTTCTGCAGTTCCATTAATTAAAAAATCAGATAGTAAATTTTCATATGATTCAACGGCTCCTTCATCACTAACAAAATAAAAACTCATATTTGTATTCTGATGTAACAAATATGTGTTATTAAGATTTCCAGTTCTAGATGTGGATGTTGGGAGTCTATCAGTTCTCATGACAATCTTATTAGTCTTATTGACCATTGTCATTGTGTTTCCTGTCGAATATGCCGGTGAGAAATACATAAATCTGTCATATCTAAGTGACGGTCTTCCATCTTCAACACTTCCTCCAATTGAAGCAAAAAAGTAAGATCCTCCCTCAACATACTCATCATTCCAATAACCTAAAAACTTTTTACCTCCAGCTAATTTATAATATTTTGCCATTATCTGATACCACGGATTTGGTCCTACTATTGAAGGAGATATGACTGTAGGTTGTGACGACACATTCATATAAACACTTGTTCCGAAAACATTTATTGAAGTATTTGACTTAACATAACCCCCACCAAACCCTTGGTTAACAGAAAGTTTATTTGTATCTAAAATTGTGGTAGATCCTTTAGGATCAATTTGGAACCCAAAAGATGTAGAATCTAATGATGAATAATACGATGGCATATTTGTTGTATAACCTGAATAGTTCTCACCTGGCTCAAATATGAAAGATTCGAAATAGATAGGATTATCCGGGTTGTCTTCATTAGTTGTAAATTGATTATGTCTAGGTAAAACCAATCCTGATTGAATTGGTACGTTCAATTTATATTTTGAAGTCACCTGTACCGTACCGTATGATTGTCCACATATTCTACTTATGTCAACAGTTGTTGTTTGTCTGGTTGAGTTTGGATCGACACCTCTTTGTAAAATAACAACAACCAACTCTGTTTGGTCAGGTATTGCAAAGAATGGTCTTGTAGAATAATCAGGGCTCCATTCTAAGTATTTTCCACCAAACCATCCGTCTTTTTCTAAACTCTCTTTCCAATACAAATTGTAATTATCAATATATCTTTCTTTCAAACTTCTTTGTCCACTATATGTTGGTGGATTCAAGTTGGAGAAAGTAGAATAGGTCATAGCAGTAATAACCTGAAAATACTCTATATCAGACTTAACTTTAGTATACTGTAAATTCAATGGTTCTTGACACTTTACGTTTGTAACCGCAATCCCTTGATTCGGATAAAAATCATTAACACATATTGTACCAGATTGTGGTGTATCACCTGAGTAATATGTCCCACCGCAATCGTAGTAATACCACTCATTTCCTGTTAACGCTGTAACAGATCCCACCCAACAATTTTGAACCGCGTCGGGGGTTTGATTTACAATATATTCTTGTGTCAAATTTTGAACCGAGTTATCAGGATTAGCATAATTTACCGTGATTGATTTCAAATTCTTCGAGTATCCTGTTGAGGATGTAAAACCTGAAAAGTTGGACTGAGCTTTATCAGTATTTGGATCCAACGAATTATTTGGGCTTTGAAATGCCAACACCCTTCCTGTTAAGAAGTTATCTAACGTATCGGGATCACACAATAATGTTATCGTGTTATCGTAGTGAAACACACCATTATTAGCGGCAATATCTGAAGCAACGTAAGTTTTAACTTGGTTAAAACCTCCAAACTGATTAAAATATTGATGTTTGTAATTAAACAAATTCATTCTTTCAGTTAAGGTTAAATCGAATCCCGCCACGGGAGGACCCATCCATATTGTTGCTGGTGTTCTTTGTCCTGCGAATACTTTATTGTTTCCGGCCAATAATCTTTGGTAATCAGTTTGATATGATATATTTGGAAATCCAACGGTTTGGAAAGCAATTTGTCTTTCAGCTACTTGAGTACCATTCGGTTGTGTTGTAATAGTTAAACTTTCGAACCATGGATCATTAACAGCATAACTATCTTCAAATACATTAGAATAATTAGCCGGATTTGGTGTGTCCCCCAAAAGAGTTAATGACGTTGTTCTCAAAGATTCCGCAGCAAAATCAGCGACATTAGGATTCGTTTCTAATGAGTCTGAAGAACAAGAACATAATTCACAATCAGGATATGTTATTGTTGGTAACGAAATATTTTTAAACGGATCACCTAAAGAATTGAAAATGTCTTTAAATGAAGGTGGTTTGTTACAAGTAATACTCACAAATGGTATTGCATCAAGAACCTTACAAACAATATAAACAATCCAAGCCAGTGAACCATAAACAAAAGTTATCAGGGCTTTTAATATCGGCCATAAAAACGCCAATAAGTGCACAACAACCATTAATGGTATTAGTAGAAGTGTTATAAAACTAAAAAAGAAATTGAATATAATAAAAATTAAATCGAAGTTTTTAACTCCATCATTAGTTGGGAACTTATTACTAGTCGAATCACAAGTGTTTTCCAAAATTTGTTTAATACCTATAAACCTACCTCTATTAGTTCCTTTATGATACCCGTCTAAAAATTGAGACACCGTATAAACTCGATTGTATCCAAACTCATAAAATGTATCCTCACAATCTATTGCGGATTGTGGATCAACATAGTCATCCCAATCTAAAGAAAATGCGTACGATTTTTGTACCGCTTGGTATTGTGTAGTACCCGATGGAAATGCTTGATATGGATCCAAAACAGGATTAGTCCATCCCCACTCTTTAATATTTGGAACCAAATAGTAACCTCTTTTAACTTGCTCACCTAAATCTGCAGATTGTTCCCACTTAACCTTGAACCTATATTTACCCTTAGTTGGTACTCCAACACTTGGGTCTAATGAAATTGTTCTCTCACCAAACTCATTTGTTATTATGTAATCCAAATTCATTGGGACATCTGTTAACCACGTTCCGTCACCATCAATTACTTTTGCACCACCGTCAAATTCATATTCCTCTAATACTGGTTTCCCTGTACTATCTTGACCTACAGTTTGTCTAATACACAATATTTCTCCAGGTCCTGAAACCAAATCACATAAGTTACCAGCTTCAGTTGCCGGTCTACAGTTTTTTCTTAATACTCTTGAGTCGGTTGCCGAAACGACAGAACCCATAAAAACAGCTGTTGGTTGAATATCGATATTTGCATCATCTCTCAAATCAAAATCGACTCTATTAATAGCAATTTGACAAACTTCAGGTTGACCGAAAAGAGGTGAAACGTCTATATTCGCTTGTAAATTTATAATTTGAGGTAATGAATTTAAATCTGGTGAAGCTTTGAATCCGTTACCATTAAATTGGTTCTCAGTCGCTAACCCCATTCTAATCAAATCTTGCGGGGTAAGGCTGAACTCTCCAATATCTGAAAGGTCAGCATCCATTACAACTGTTTGGTTCCCTAACGGAACTCCCATGATCATATAATCACCACTGTCATTAGTCTTTACCGTATACTTGTAATACTTGTCGTAAACTTGAATGACTGTTGGATTAGCTAACGCATCACTTCTTGATGGAAACGTACCTGTTGGTACATGAGAAGAATAAGATTTCTCATATGGTAATAAATTATATCTATACCCATCTTCATTCTTATCTGTTGGTGATTTGTAAGGATAAAGGACACTAACAATTTCATTGTTTTGATCTTCTTGTGCTATCGGAACAAAAACTGAAACTCTAACATTAGGTAACCCAAATCCACCATTCGCAGTTACACGTCCAACAACAACTCCATAGTCCGCACAATTTCTTGTATAGATGTCATCACTTTGAATCTTCAAAGAAAGTATTTCCAAGAAATCAAATTCTTGGTCGATTTGTACGTTAATAATTTGGTCTGAACCAGGTTCGGTTCGTATTCTGTAGGAATTACCCATTAATGCCTTTTTTGATAAATAGTTTAACCCCCATTTTCTAAGGAAAAGAAATGGCGTATTAATCAATGATAACCTAATGGTTGATTAAATAAACTTAAGTAAACGAAACGTTTTGGAAGTTCTTGACTCTTACTCTAATATCCTTCTGTGGATATCTGTTCTTGACTCTTACTCTAATATCCTTCTGTGGATATCTAATTTGATAGACCTGACTTGGTTGTGCAAATATAGTGTCATCAACTGGTCTTATCTGTCTTGTTGCATCATCAACATATGGCATTGATGTCTGAGATGAAGAATATTGACCACCAACTTCATTATAAATTTGAATTCCCGCAACAGTAATAACTCCATTCTCATCTTGAACTAAACTATTCAATTGGGCTAAATAAATGTTTTGTCCTAACTGTCTAACTTGTGGATCCATGAATGTTGAGATCTTATTAACAATGTTTGAAATAACTTGACCTTGGTTCTGTGTTGAGTCTAAAACAACTGCAATATCAACACTAACATCAATCACTTCTGCAGTTTCAATTGAAATATAATCATTCAACATTCTATAGTTGGATAGATAATTTGCTAAATTTTGTTTTAAAGTATTTGAAACAATTGAGGTTAATTTACCTGAGGTATCGTAAGATAATATTTGAACTAATACTTTATTATTGTTTTCCGTGATCGCAACTTTAGCCGGTGCTCCGAATTGTGATGGCATTTTTCTAACAAGTGCCTCATAATCATTAACTGTAACCGCTCTATTTTGAGACGCGAAGTTGAAAGATACATAATTTCTTGCATCCTCTACTGTTGGTTGTCCTGCACCTCCAATAGCGGCGGTAACATTATTACATCTTAATGACCCAACAACCTGTTGGTTTATTGATTCAGATGGACCATTCACAAAAAATGACACTGTTCCAACTTGATTAATAACATTGGTTCCTAAGTTTGTTGATAATCCTCCACCTGTTCTATATTGAATAAACAAAGTAGTATTTGCCTTAAGAGCCGACCCTAATGATAAATTGTTTTGATACAATTGTAGGTTCAGAGGAACCCCCAATGTGGTAAACTGATTAAGAGCATCTTGAGCTGTGTTTGTTCCACCACCAAAAGTCATCTTTAAAAATCCTTCAGGTGTGTATTCAGTAATAAACTTGTCTTGTGTTTGAATATAACGACCTACTTTAATACCTGGCTGGTCTGATACTTTGGTTGGGTCTTCGATGAAGATTCTATCTTCAGCTAAAGCATCAACTTCATACCATTTGTTTTGTAGACCTAAAAATTCATTAACTGTAGGTACTGTCGTGTAACTTGTACCATCCTTTAAAAGAACACTTGTAACACCTAACACATTCTTTTCAGGTAGAAATACCTCTAAGAATGGTCTTACGTCACTAGGAGTGATTACTCTTTTGAATACCTTAGTAATACCGTTAACAACAACTTCTCTTTTAGTTATAGTATAGTTAACTAACCTATTACTACTATCAAAGTTTGGTATTTTAAGTCTATTAGGAAATCCTTGAGAATTATATGGAGATGAGAAATCAATATCTTCTACGTTTTCGAAAACTTGTCCTGCACCTAAAACTTGTGATCCTCTTCTTAATTGACCCAAATATCTTTCATCTTCTTTATCACCAAACGCAGGTACTGTTATTGAAAAATCAACTAAAGCAACTGAAGGTCTTTGACCCGGTAACTTTAATCCATAAGTTCTTGCTATGTTATAAATTGAAGATCTTTGTTGTGCATATTGAAGAACTGTCTCTTGAATACTTCTATCAATATGATAATGTAAGTTATCTGCAACAGCAGCGTTTAAATCCAAAAACACAGAAAACACCGAAGCGTCATTAAAGTTTTGAATTAATTCAGGATAGTAAGTACGAACGTATTGTATAAGTTCTGATCTTATTCCTTCAAAGTCTCTGGTTGTATATGATATCTTACGATTAGCCATCTATCTTAAATATTGATAATTACAAAATCACTTGTTGCAAATGCACTGTCTTGGACAGAATATTCTATTTTTATTTTTGCAGTATATTCTGCGGTTCCCTTTCCAGGGTATCTATAAACAGGTGATGTTGGTGTGTTTGAGGTAAAAGCGTTGTCGTCCGCTTCATCTTCTGGATTTAAAGGTTCTACAGTTAATCTATTAATTAATAAATTCGGAATATATTTTTCAACTGAAGATCTAATATCGGATTCAATTGCATCAAATGTCAAACCATCAAATGGTTCAAAAAGATACTCATAGAGTCTTGTACCAAAATCAGGTAAAAAATATCTAGAACCTTTTCTAGTAAGAAGTAAGTTAATAAGATCCGCTCTGATTTCTTGTCCCGCAGTGTTGGTTAAATCCAAGTAGTCACCACGAACAGAATCTCTGAAAGGAAAATTTATACCATATGTAGTTCCGTCTCCCATATAGTATAAATATACTTGCTTTATTTTTCAATTAAAGTCCTATTACCTTTAATTGCTTTTGGACTAAAAGGACAATGTCTACAACCATTACCACAACAATATCCTCGTTTGATATGATATTCTTCAGTCATCACTTTAAATCCGTTCTCAATATAAAAATCAGAAGGGAGAAGTTTTGGCTTCTCCCTTACTGTATTATCTGTTTCCTTTGATCGAGTCATACATTCCAGTTACAATGTTCTGAACTAATTTATCGTGTTCCATTATGCCATCACAACTTCACAAGCACCTCCCGCACAAGCAACTTCGCCTGATAGGTCTGTGTTATCATCAACTTCAACAATTTTAGATAAATCAACATCTTTTAATGTTTCCATCAACTCATCATATTTTTCTTCAGTACAATCTTCAAACGGTGCTTGAATATATGTACCTCCATCGTATGGTAATACTGAAAGTCCATTGTAATATTCTCTGTTCTCCCACATCCATTCACCAACCGCTGGCCACTCGTGCTCTCTGATTGAAATGGTTGCAGATACATTGTGAGCATTTGATCCACTTCTGTGACCTGGTTTAATCCATTCTTGTTGAACCTTCTTCACTCTCTCCAATAATTGGATTGGTGATTCATTTCTTAGAATTGATCCTTCAGGTGCTTTTTGTGGAATTCCAATAACCGCAGTATCATGTGGTCTGAAATATTCATCTTCAACAAGTTCAGGATGATTTTGTTTTAGATGAGAATAAATTGATTCGTTTTTACCAACTCTTACTCTTCTAATATAATACTCATTATGCCAAGCATGTATTCCTGATGATGTACCTAAAGTTAATGATGTTGTTCCTGCAGGTTTTACTGTTGTTGTTCTTGCCGCTGGATTGATCTTCAATAACTCAGCAGTTCTTTTGTTTTCTTCTTTAACAACTTTCGCAGCTGCTTTCATATCTAACTTTAAAACTGCTCCTGATCCGATACCTGTCATTGATATTCCAACTAACGCATCTTTCTCAGTAGTTCTTTGCCATATTGGTCTCAAGTAGTGGAAGTTAGTATATCCCGCTTGAAGAGTACCAATGAATGAAGCCGCCTTTACTCTTGCCTCGTAGTCTTCTTGTGACACCACATTCGACACATTTACCTCTGTAAGGTTACAGAATTGGAATGGTCTAAGAGCAATCTCACAACAAGGATTAGTTCCCCAATCTTTATCGTTTGATAAGTAGATACCAGGTTCACCTGCTCCACTTGCCTCGATTCTCTTCCATAAGTCCATAAAGTAATCTTTATTAACTTTATGTCTCATTAAACTAACCGAGTTGTTAGCTCTACCTCTTTGTGGATTTGTTTCCCACCAAGCCCCACTCTTACAACTGATCATTTCATCATCAGATGCAGAGAATAAAGAGATAAGTGCCGCTCTTCTGATACCACCTGCCAATACCGCATCTGCGATATGACAAACCATATCATGAACTTCAATTGGTCTCAATTTTTGACCATCTTCTTTTGAATCAAGAATACCTTCTAATTTGATAAGACATTCTTTTAATGGTTGAGGACCAGGTGCTTTACCACCTGATGTAACTAATCTAGCCCCTTTTGGTCTGATGTCAGAGAAATCAAATTCGATTTTTGATCCACCGAAGAAATAAGACTTAACTAATACTTTAACGGCATCTGCCCATCCTTCAATAGAATCTGCAACTAACCATCTTCTTCCTCTCTCTTTGTTTGGTTTTCTGATTTCAGGTAATACTTCAACGTGATGTTTTTGTACTGAATAACCAACACCTGTTCCACCTAATAGAAGGAACATGATTTCTGAGAATACTCTCCAATCATCAACAGGTGCAAATGCACAGTTGTAAATTCTGTTGGGTGATATCTCAATTGGTTTTCCTGCGAATTGCATTGATCTCATTGATGGGAGAACTTGTTTCTTGTAAACATACATGTAGTTCTCACGGATTTCTTTTTCTAATTGGGGATACGTTTTAATGTGCATCTCCATGTTTCTTGTTACTAGCTCTTGCCAAGTCTCTCTTCTTTTCAATTCTGGAATATACTTTGCGTATTTCATATACACTGTAATGTCCGATAGGATTCGATTTGAAATGTCCATGTTTTTTTCTAATTTGTTTTAAAATGAAATTTATTAAAAAATCGGGGATTTTAAATGATAAATATAAACCATACTACCATTAGTCCCAATTTTTAATAAAAAATTCGTTGTTTTTTTAAAGTTTTTTTTCAAAGTAGGAGATATTTAAATCGTCTTACCTTGTTCTCTTTGTTTTCTTTTTTCAAGGAGTTCTTTAACTCTATCACTCTTCTTTTGTTCCTGTTGTCCTTCGAACCCTAAGAAGGTTACAGAAGACTCAGTATCAATTTCCAATAGTTCGTTATTGAACTTGCAGTTCTCAAATACAACACCATCTTTACCAATTCTTGATTTAGTAATTGCGATGGTTGCCAAATTTAATTCCTTCTGTTGTAGTGTTTTGCCACGGAGATGATTACGTGTCCAACTTGTGCTTTCTTGATTGATCCACCCATTTGGTCTGTAGTCACAACCTCAGATGAGATTGAAGATCTATTACCTTGTGTGGCTGTCCATCCGACAAGTCCAAGTTCATGACACATGGCTTCAAAATGTCTCATGACCGATCCTTCACTCTTCCATTCATCGCCATATGCCTTTTCGGGCATTACGCAATCAATGTAATCCAAAACAACTAAGTCTAACTTATTACACTTTTTCTTTGTGTAGAACCAAATTATCTGGTTCAATTCCCGTCCACATTGTGAAGTGTTTTCTTTGAATGATCTTTGGATTGTCTTCAAAAAATATTTGAAGTACATTGAATCCCATGTTAAATGCGGTATTAGCGATCTTACTTAAGATGGTAGTTTTACCAACACCTGTTGGTGCCAGTATCACCCCAATCTCACCTTTAGCTAACCCACCCTTAAGTAGATTATCAATTCCCTTAATACCAATAGGTATTGGGGATCTGAAGTCGTCATCTAATACAACTTCCAAGTTGGCAAATACATCACCCGTCCCAAGGTCTCTTTCCCCAACTTGAATCGCCTCTCTAACAAGTTCTTCAACTTTGTCATAAGATTCAAAATCACCTTCATCAATAATTTTTTGGGCTTTTGTCATTGCCTTTTGAAGTTCTTGTTGTTTACAGAACTTCAAGGCTTTCTCTTGAACAAAGACACTTCCGTCAAACGGAGCATCTTTAATTTGTTTAAGAGTGTCTAACACAATCTTAACTACCAACTCCTGTGATATTTCAGACTTTGCTATTTGCTCAAGTGTATCAAACGTTGGTGTAGCTTGGTATTTTTGATAGTATTCTTTAGTCATCTGAGCGATGATCTTAAAATACTTGTTAGCAAAATATGAAGTTTCCAAAACATCCATGATGGTGGTTGAAAACTCTTTATCTACAATAATTTGGTTTAACAATTGAACCTGGAATGTATTTCCTAAATAGTCAAAATTTTTCTGCATAATATCT